AGCCGATAACGCATCATAACACTCCATAACAATCATTCCGATTGACATCAAGAGATAAATATAGTATTATAACTAATACGAGAAATATATGAGTTGGAAAAAGTTTTTTAATCCGGTAGATAACGCAGGTTTACCCTCAGGCGTACAAGGCAATGACGGTAAAGCAGACATGTATGCTAGTAGATACAGCAGTTGGCTACCAGAAGTTTACAGCGGATCACCTGACAGAGTCATGCGATATTATCAGTATGACGCAATGGATAGAGATTTAGAAATCAATGCCGCATTAGATATTATAGCAGAATTTTGTACACAGGAAGAAGATACAAAATTACCATTTAAAATTGAGTACAACGATACACCTAGTAATCCAGAAATCAAAGTTATACAACAAGGATTACAGAAATGGTGTAAACTCAACGAACTGCCAAGACGTATATTTAAAATTTTCCGTAGCACATTAAAATACGGAGACCAGTTATTTGTAAGAGACCCAGAAACTAAAAAATTATATTGGGTTGATCCTTACCAAGTAGAAAAAGTGTTAGTCAATGAAAGCAATGGTAAAAAAATTGAACAATACTTTATTAAAAATTTAGATCTACATTTAAAAGATTTAGCGGCAACCAGTGTTTCACCTAACCAAGATAGACCATACGGTTCAGGTGCTATCATGAGTGACTACTCAAATCCTCAATCAAGTGCAGGATTTAAAAGCAGTAGTTCAGGATATGGACCAGACAGTAACAATGCAGTACCAGTTGATGCACAACATGTATTACATATCAGCATGAGCGAAGGCATGGAAACAACTTGGCCTTTTGGTAACAGCATACTAGATCCTATTTTCAAAGTTTACAAACAAAAAGAATTATTAGAAGATGCAATTATTATCTATCGTGTACACAGAGCACCAGAAAGACGTGTGTTCTTTATTGACGTAGGTAACATGCCACCGCACAAAGCACAACAATACTTAGAACGTGTTAGATACGAAGTACAGCAAAAACGTATTCCTAACAAAACAGGTGGTGGACAAAACATTGCAGACAGCAGTTACAATCCTATGAGTATGTTAGAAGACTACTTCTTTGCACAAACGGCAGATGGTAGAGGTAGTAAAGTTGACACACTACCAGGTGGTAGTAACTTAGGCGAAATTGATGACCTTAAGTTTTTCAACAACAAACTGATTAGAGGTTTGAGAATACCCAGCAGTTACTTGCCAACAGGACCAGACGATGGTTCAGCACCTTACAACGATGGTAAGGTTGGTGTTGCATACATACAAGAATATAGATTTGCCAAGTATTGCGAAAGACTGCAAAGACAAATTATTAAAAGCATGAATGAAGAATTTAAAATTTATTTAAAAGCAAGTGGTGTTGAAGTAGACAACAGTTTATTTGATATATCATTTGGCGAACCACAAAACTTCAGTTCTTACAGAGAACTAGAATTAGATCAAGCAAGGACACAACTGTTTGGTACACTAGAAGGTATTCCTTACTTGTCTACACAGTTTAAACTTGCTAAGTACTTAGGATTAAGTGAAGACGAAATCAGAAGAAACGAATTACTGTGGGCAGAAGAAAACGCATTTGATGTTGATGCAGTAGATGACACAACATCAGCAGACTTACGTCAAGTAGGTGTAAGACCGCAACCAGGTGGTGATGTAACAACAGCACCAATAGACATGGGACCAGTAGATACACCTGATGCATCTATTGACTCATTAGGCGAACTTGGTGACGAAGGCGGTAACTTAGGAGTATAATATGAAATTAAACGAATTTTACGAGCCAGCAAAAGACACTATCACGCAAAGGCACAAAACTGACACCAGAAAAAAGATGTTAAGTTTAGAAGAGTTAGGCAAATTAAGAAAGATCAGAGAACTTAAAAAAGCAGAAGCAGAAAGTCATAAAAAACTTGCGTCTGTGATGTATGCCAAACCAACCGATGCAGGTGGCGGAGCAGGCGGCTTATTATAATTAAATGAAGACCCTTGTTGTTTGCGGTTGCAGTTGGAGTTGCCGTGATCCACTTTATCCCAATTTCGAATTCGGTTATTTAGTAGCAAAAGAACTAGGCTACAATTATATCAACTTAGCAAGATGTGGTATGAGTAACTTTGGTATTCGTACACAGATAGACTATGCACTAGAACACTTACAACCAGATTTAATGATCATTAATGCAACTGGTGTAAACAGATTTGAAATACTCAAAGACTTAGATAATACTTACGATCATAACAAAGCATATGATCAAATTTGCTTTGGTGATTTTGATTGGGATCACTTTGATCATCAGCACCATATAAACTATGGTAAAACATATGACCCGCAAATTTGGTGCGACAGCATTTACACAGTTATAAGTCAAGAAGCAAGACGTTATCATCACATTGATGAAGACAGAGTAAATGCACTAAAGGACTATGCATACTATGTGTTTGATGAAAACATAAAAGCACACAATGATTACTATGTGTTACAAAGTGGTTTACTCAGTATATTAAATCGTAATGTGCCGTTTTTATTCTCCCCTAATACCTTCGAATTTAGTGAGTTTGATAAAACGGGTTTGATAGAAGATCATCACCAAATAGGCAGTTTTAATTGGGACTTCATACCTGATAAATACTTGTTACAAAATGGTGCAGGTTTTTATGCTCAGCATAATCCAACGCACTTAGATGAACAAGGAAACGAAACAACACACTATCCAGTAAGTAATCATAACAGTCCATACGCACATAGAATGTATGCAGATCACATCATAGAGGTAGTAAATAACAGGTCTTTATAACTTGTTATAACTAAAATACCTCAAAAAAACACCGTTTTTTACATAAAACAGTACATTATCATTAAATACAATTACGATATATCAGGTATAGCCTGAGTTTAAAGGAGAAATTACGATGTCAGATAAAAGTGTTTTAGAACAAGTACTGGAACATCTTTTAGCAGAGGACGATGCTCAAGCCAAAGACTTATTGCATAGTTTTATGGTTGAGAAGTCCAGAGAGATTTATGAAGATCTCTTAGATAAAGATGCTCTAGAAGAAGCAATCGACAACGAAGTTGTTGAAGAAGAATCTGAATCTGAAGAAGCAGTTGAAGAAGCAGAAGAATCTGAAGAAGAAGCAGTTGAAGAGGCTGAAGAATCTGAAGAAGAGGCTGTAGAAGAAACTGTAGCAGGTTCACCAAGTGAAGACTTCTACGATGAAGTAGAAGCAGACGTTATTGCTGATGAATCAGGAGTCAACGAAGAAGAAGACGAAATGGAACCAGAAATGGAAATAGACGGTGAAGAAGAGTCTGAAGACGAAGAAGTCGAAGATAGAGTTGATGATTTAGAAGCACAACTAGACGAACTTAAAGCAGAATTCGAAAAGTTAATGTCAGACGAAGACGGCGAAGAAGCCGACGATGCTGAAGCAGAATTAGAAGATGAAATGGAAATGGAATCTTTTGAAGAAGAAATTGACTTAGATGAAGAAGTTGACGAAGAATTAGAAGAAGCAACTAACTTCAGTAAAAATCAAACTGCAAAGAATGACTCAAGTGCAGACCACGATGCATCACCTAAGTTTCCAAAGAAAGAAGGTTTCGGAACAGACGAAAAATCTTTATTTGGTAAAGACGGTGCAGAAGGTAAAAAAGGAGATTCAGCCAAAGATAATCCAGCAAGTGATAACATTGGCGAAAAACCAGCATCTGTTTCCCCAGCAAAAGTAAATGCTGAGAAATCAGAGAGTCCTATAGCAGGAAAAGTTAAGTAATTTAGGGAGACATAATGTCAAGACAGTTATTCGAATACTATAGTCCAGACAGAGCAAACATTATTGTTGAAGCATCTAACGATGGTAAAGATATGATGATGAGTGGTTTGTTTATACAGGGCGAAGTTAAAAACCAGAATGGAAGAGTTTATCCATAAGAAGAAATACAGACTGCTGTAGAATCAATTGGTAAAAGAATTCAAACTGGCGAAACTGTTCTAGGCGAGTTGGATCACCCAGCAGAATTACAAATTAATTTAGATAGAGTAAGCCACATGATTACTGATATGCGTTGTGAAGGCGCAGATGGCTTTGGTAAACTTAAAATATTGGATACTCCAATGGGTAAGATTGCCGAAGCATTATTAAAAGGTGGCGCCAAATTAGGCGTTAGCAGTAGAGGTAGTGGTAATGTAAATGAAAGCGGTAGGGTAAGCGATTTTGATATAGTAACTGTTGACATCGTAGCACAACCAAGTGCCCCAGATGCCTACCCTAAAGCCATTTATGAAAGTTTATTTAATATGCGAGGAGGCGCTCAGATTTTTGAAGCCGCTCGTGAAATAACAAAAAGTGACAGAAACGCACAAAAACACCTTGCACGAATGATGGAAAACTTCATTCGTGAATTGGAACTCAAATAGGAGAAAGCACATGGCGGATAAATTCGTAGAACTTCTTGAAAATGGTGACTTGTCTGAAGAGACTAGAGTCAACATACAAGAAGCATGGGAAACACGCCTTGCTGAAGCAAGAGATGAAATCACTGCTGAGTTAAGAGAAGAGTTTGCACAGAGATTCGAACATGACAAAGGTCAAATAGTAGAAGCAATGGACACATTCATTACTCAAAACTTAGAAGAAGAATTGAAAGAACTTGCAGAAGATAAGAAGGCAACTATTGCTGAAAGAGTTAATTATAAAAAAGCAGTCGGTCAACACACTGACGTTTTAAATAAATTCGTTTCAGAAACATTAGCCAACGAAATCAAGGAACTCAAAGAAGACAGGAATGCTCAAAGTGAAAACTTTGCTAAACTTGAAAACTTTGTTCTTGAAGCAGTTGCTGATGAAATTCGTGAGTTCCACTCCGATAAGCGAGAACTAGCAGAGAAGAAAGTTCAGTTAGTTCGCGAAGGAAGAGAGCAACTTGCGGATGCTAAAAAAGAGTTTATTAGAAGAGCCGCAGAAAAAGTTGAACAAACTATTTCATCTTCATTAAAAAGTGAAGTATCACAATTTAAAGAAGATATTACTAAGGCTCGTGAAAATGAATTTGGTAGAAGAATTTTTGAAGCGATGGCAGGCGAGTATGCTACTTCGTATTTAAATGAAAATACAGAAGTTAGAAAACTCAAATCTGAAATCACTGGATTAAAATCCAAGATTGACGAAGCCAAGGCTACCGCAGATAAAAGTTCTGAGCAGAAGAAATTAGTTGAATCTAAATTGCGAATAGCAGAAGATAGATACAACAGAAACAATGTTTTAAGTGATTTAATTGCACCTTTAAGCAAGGACAAAAAAGAACTTATGACAGAACTTCTAGAAACAGTAAAGACAGAGAAACTTGAAGAATCATTTAACAAGTACCTTCCAAGTGTAATGAACGAAGAAGGTTCTGTAAGAACTAAGAAAGAAGTTATTAGTGAATCAGTGAAGACAGAACACACTGGTAATAGATCGTTGGACGGACAAACCGGCCCAGACAACGAAGTAGTTGATGTAGTCGCTATAGACGAAATCAGAAAACTAGCCGGACTTAAATAATTAGGAGATTATAATGGCAGAAGCATTATTTGAATCAAATTGGTCCGCAACCAAGGACGCTCTTCTTGAGGGTTTAAGTGGTTCTAAAAAGTCTACAATGGACGTAATTTTAGAAAACGCAAAAACTCAATTACAAGAATCAGCGACAGCAGGGTCAACAATGGCAGGAAACGTTGCATCACTTAACAAAGTTATGCTACCATTGATTAGAAGGGTTATGCCTTCTTTGATCGCCAACGAATTACTTGGTGTGCAACCAATGAGTGGACCAGTAGGACAAATCCACACATTAAGGGTAAGATACGCAGAGTCTAAAGACTCAGTAACAGCAGGACAAGAAGCACTCAGTCCTTTCGCATTAGCAACAGCATATTCAGGATCACCTGATGCAACTGCGGCAAGTGAAGGAACAGCGGGTAGCAAAATGTCTATTCAAATCCTCAAACAAACAGTCGAAGCAAAAACAAGACGTCTATCAGCAAGATGGACTTTTGAATCTGCTCAAGACGCCAACGCAATGCACGGTGTAGATGTTGAAGCAGAAATTATGCAGGCATTAGCACAAGAAATTGCAGTTGAAATCGACCAAGAGATGTTAGCAAAGTTAAGAGCACTTGCTCCAACTGTTGACACTTTAGACTTCAACTCAGGAATCACAGGTACTCAAACATATATCGGTGAAAGACATGCAATCTTGGCAATTCTTATTAACAGAGTTGCAAACTTGATTGCCGCTAGAACAAGAAGAGGCGCAGGTAACTACGTTGTTGTAAGTCCACAGGCTTTAACAATTTTACAATCAGCGACAACTTCAACATTTGTCAGAAGTACAGAAGGTCCTTTTGATGCTCCAACAAACAGTAAGTTTGTAGGTACATTAAACGGTACTGTTAAAGTATTTGTTGACAACTATGCGGCTGATGGAACATCAGTACTAGTAGGATATAAAGGTTCATCTGAAACAGATGCTCCAGCATTCTACTGTCCTTACATTCCATTAATGAGCACAGGTCCAGTTATGGATCCAGCAACTTTTGAACCAGTAGTGTCATTTATGACAAGATACGGTTACTTAGAACTTACTAACACAGCAAGTTCATTGGGTAACGCGGCTGACTACTTAGGTGAAATTGGACTATCAAACGTCTCATTCAAGTAAGCATTAGTTTTACTTAAACGAATTAAGCACCTTCTTCGGAAGGTGCTTTTTTTTGTACGCAAGAAAATATACCATAATCTGATAAATATGTTAAAGCAATGTTGCAATCGGAGTAATTAATGGCAGACAAAAAAGGTATATTTAGATCCCCGGGTGATATCGTATTTAACGGTGATCCGATAATAAACAGCAGTGAAGAACTAAGAGTTAACGATGACAAGATTATTATTAATAATAATCAAGCCGCCGGAACTGCCACGTTGCAACTTAGCCATGGTACAGCAAACGCAACA